ATGTCTTGTGCCATCTCTAATATTCTATTTTCTAACCACTTGGGATTCATTGGCATATACTTCTCCTTATACTATCCAACTTAAATCAGTCTTAGGGAGTTCCTTTCCCCAGACACTATCATTACCTGTAAATACAACATCTGTTACGCACAAGTACCTAAATGCATCGCTAGCGTGTGATGTCCAATCGTGGACTGGTCTTTGTGACCATATCTTTTTCTTGTCATCATAACTACTTCTATATTGCAATAATGCTTCTAGTCCTTTTTTTGTGCTTTCTAAATTAAACCAACATTTGTTTAAGTAAGTTCTAGTGGTGTCAATACCATCCATTACCTTTAACTTAGGTGCTACTTGAAAGTCTATGCCTAGGTCAAATGCTAGGTCTCGCCTTGACTTACCAGTAGAAAATTCTCTGACTACTATGTCATGCGGTGCTATGTGTGCACCGTAGTTATAACCCTTTCTATTAAGTACCTCTATATAGTGAGGTAATCCTTCATTAGAGTTTTCATAGTAATCTATTATATGTACTGCTTTACCTATAAATTGACAGAACCAAATTGAGGTTGCGTCAGAAACTCCTAAGTCCCAGCTTGTTACTACTTGTTTAGCCGGGTCATAAGGGACTTTCCCCACTCGGTCTTCTTCATAAGCAGTTTCAATCTCTTTAGCATAATACGCACCTCTAAGTGCAGCAGACCAAGAACACTCGTATTCTTGTTCAAATTCAGTCTCTGCCATATCTTGTTTCGCAAGTTCCAGTTCTTCATCATCTAATATCCCTGTTTCACTCGCCTTGTATAAGAATCTGGCCCATCCCTTTCTTTCTGGGGCAGAGTGGTATAAATCATAAAATTCGTTTTTCCCTTTAGGTGTACCAATAAATATGGCATACCCTTTCCTGTCTGACAGTGCTGGCCTTATAACCTCGGAGAACATCTTAGGGTTCATCTGGGCGTACTCATCAAGCACTACACCATCTAAATAAATTCCCCTGAGGGTGTCGTAATTGTCTGCCCCGTATAGCTGTATCCTCGCTCCCATAAAGTCGGCTCTTAGTTCTGCCTCGTTAAACTTTACTTCGGGAAACACAGCACACAATCTTTTTAATTCATCCCATGCTACTGTTTTTGCCTGCTTAAATAGTGGTGCAATGTATGCATACCTAGGTGCAGGCTTACCAGCTTGTATATCTTCTACAGAACTTTTGATTAGCTGGTTTATAGCAAACACAGTTTTACCAAATCGCCTGTGACATACAACTACATTAAATCTATCTAGATTAGTATGTAAGTGTTTCTGTAAATCCCTAGGTGTATAGGGAATTACTATGGATTTCCTCTCCTCTTGCATAAATACTAGTGTACTTTGCTATCCTTGTTCCTTAATATTTGATTTGCGTCTGCAATGTCTGTTTCATCGCTGGCCCATTGTATGTCAAACTGTCTATCCTCTACAACAACGTGGTGTTTCGGAGACCATCCGGCCTGAGTCTTTAACCAAAACGTAGTCATGCTAGGAGATTCACCACTAACTGCCATTTCATACGCAACACCTGCGACTCTTGCAGTTCTTTTCTCCTTACCTACCGCTAGATTATGAGAATAATATTTATTTAGGGTAGCATTACTAATACCCATTACTTTGGATATAGTATGCTGGTCTAATCCTATAGTAACCATCTCTTCTACTTTAGAATAATCGTCATCTGTAGGTTTATAGGTTTGTCCACGCTTAATTCTAGACTTTTTACCACCAGCTTTTTTGGATTCTGCACTAAGTCCACCAGTCGGCCTGCCTTTTTTACGCTCAATCTTTAATACAGCATCAGCAGGTACTATACCTTTAGCAGATGCTACTGCATATCTAAGCTCTTCTTCGAGTTCTTTCTCAATTTCTCTGATTTCTTGTTCAGAATCAGCTGAGATGTTTCCTTTGTTTGCCATAAGTTTATTATTATACCAGAATTCAAATATTGTTTTGGCTGTTACCTAGAATATTCTAGTGATTGTTTATAGTAGTAAGTAGTGTGTAGTATATCTTCACTAGTATTCTAGGTATGTTTAAGACTTCATTTGTAATGAAACAATATTATACCATATGAAGTATAGTATCCTACTTTTATTTTCTTATGCCGAAATCTGAATCCCCGAATCTGGGCTGAAACACACACATACTACACACTAAGTTGAAAAAATAATAATTTTATATGTGGCATGGTTTGGCTCTGGGCGTTTTTTTTTCAAAAGGGTTCCCCCCCTTCCCCGCTTTCAAGGAAACATATATATGAATTCATGCACATCTATTCATTCGTATGTCCGAGTCAAACATATATATGAATTACTACCCATGAATACATACATAGTAATTAATGCACAGCAATTCATGCACATTTATACATTCATACGATGTCATATGCATCAAATCATATATACCTATTCATAATAATGAATTCATACACAGTTTTAAAATGATGTACTTTTTAATGAAATACTCAAGCATTTAATTGCTTGGAAAACCCTTTAAAATCAATGCATTTCAAAATAATTTGACAGGCTTTCAAATCTATGGATAATAGGAACTATTCCAGATACATTGTTTTGAGTGGCATGGATACCCACTACAAAGGCTTACATAGATTTGGTACTAGCTTTCAAGCATTTAATTGCTTGAGTTTAACAATTCGGAATTACTGCATTATTACTGGCATAGCTAGTAATTGAATGCCAGTATTAAGTATGTAATTCTTTACTTTTAATAAATGGAGAATAACAATGAAAGACTTAATACCAAATGATGTAGTAGAACTTAGTAAAAGCGAAGTGTGCACAGCGATTAAGAAAAACCCTGATGCACTTGAAATTTTCAACGCTGTGAAAGCTGTTGGAACTAAGAAAAAAACAATGCGTAACAAAGTAAGAAAAACATTGTCAACGCTTAGTGCTGATGGTAAGACCCTTGCAAAATTGCATGAAGTCGAGCTAGCAATGAATGTTTTAAAAGTTAATAAGTTAATGGATGACATGAAATCATTAAAAAGCTGTATAGAATGGTGCTTTAATGACTTAGTAAAGGATGAAAAGCATCCATTTTTTGTCAAGGAAAATAGACAATCAATGAAAAATGTTGAAATCAACACTTTACAGCCATGCGTTATGTCTCTAATGCTTAAGCCAAAGGTAAAATCTAAGGCTGAAATCGTTGAAGATATAAGTGACATTGATTTAAAAATTAACTTGACAGCAGATAATGACAATAAGTTTCAATCTAAGAATAAAATCTTTTTTGAAAGTCATTGTGAACTAGGAGAAAATGGAAAACTAGTAATAGATGATGATACTTTCAACGCTACTATGGAACTTTTCAAAAACTTTGAAAAAGAAGTTAGAAAAGCAAGATTAAAAGCACTGAAAGAGGTTAAAAAGCCTGAAACTGCTAAGTAATACTACTAAAACCCGGCCTTAAAAAGCTGGGTTTTTTTTGTGCCTTTAAAAATTAATAACTGAAATGGGATGGGATGAATTTCATTTGACTTATTGGTTTTTGTATGGATAATTAAATACATCAATCAAGTAAACACCAAGCATTTAATTGCTTGGATAACACAGGAGGACTATGCAACAATATGATACGATGAAAGAATACCTAACCGATTTACATATAGATGATTGGGATAGGAAAAGGCAAGAGCCAGAACTTTGGTATGTTGCTGATGACAGTGGATTAGTTATGTTAGATGATGTAGACTTTGAGACTGCGTATGTATATGCCAGTAAAATAGAAAACTGTAATGCGTATAAAAAAATATAGGAGATATTATTATGTTAAGTAATTTATTATTTGATTTGTTTTTGTTTGTCTTAGTCCTAATAGGATTGAGTTGTGTATTTGTTCCATTTTTTATGGATATGAATGACAAGATAAACGAGAAATTTAAGGATTAAGCAAGTTTCTCTCCATAGACTTGTTTTCTTACAGGCTTGAGCAGTGCCAATGGTGGAAGTCCTGTAAACTGCTCACTTATTTATACTAAGCAGAAAAATTAAAAGGGATAAGGTTATAAAAGGCAGTACACAAGTATGCGAACCAAGTCAAGTTACACAACCGAAGTAAGTATAAATGAGTTGTAAAAAATATGGGCTATTGCTATTGACTCTAGAGGGCGATAGCCTATACTCTTTATAACTAAAGTGGAGGTTTGCCTATGCAAACAATTAAAATTGGTGAGTTTGAATACTCAAGAACTAAGATAAAGAATAATATTCTTAGAGTGTACGCTGATAGCCTAGAGTCAGAGAAAAATGACTGGTATAGAGAGGCTCATCAGTGGGCAGTCGATGTTTCTAATTTTTTATACAGTTTCAGGAGGTTAAATGTTAGTGTTAATCAGGTGTTAGGTATAACATCAGCACTTTCACCCCTCAAGGAATGGGAAAAAAATAAAGAATTGACTGTTGATTTTATTCTTAGTGGCGATTGTGGACACATGAAAAATAATAAAAGTAAAGCGTCTGCGATTCTAAACTTGCAGTATTCAGGCAGTGGACATCCAATGGACTCGCAAAGGGATGAGCATTTCAAAGAAAGTAATGTATATTATGACGATGAGATACTCAAGATTCTCAATGGTAATAAGACAATGAGATTCTATTTAAATATGATGTACCCTTACGATGCTACTGGTGTTACTGTGGATAGGCATGCTATTGCAATTGCGATAGGCCGAACTGCAACAGAGATAGAACAGGTATTAACACCTAACAAGTATACTTTTATAGAGAATTGCTATAAAATAGCTGCTGATGCACTGGGATTGACACCCTTGCATCTGCAATCTATTACTTGGCAAGCGTGGAAACGCATTAAGAAGGAGGTGTAATGGCCGATATGACTGGTAGAAACTGGGAAAGTGGCCATGAACTTATAGATGTTGCTGTAATGCTTAAAAGACTTAGGTATTTACAGCATGATGCAGACTTTGAGGATAATGCAGAAGATTATGCATACTATAAGGGCATGGCTGACTATTACCAAGAGCTGTCCGACAAAGGACAGGAATTTAATGTTAATTTTTAGGAGATGTATATGTTTCAAGAAATATTTGAGAAAGCAAGTGCCAAGCCTACACTAG